AGAGCATACGAGGCTTGCTCATTAGACAACTGAGATAACTGGAGAGTACCAACAACAGCAACGGGAGAATCTAAAACCTCAAGATACTGAACATTAACACCAGCGGGATACTTAACCGTATGATATTGATCAAAAACTACATCAACACCCGCCTTCGAGTGAGTTATTCCAGAAGTAGCACCATGGGCTATCACACCCTCAACTCGAACCATCATAACTCCACCGGAATAACGCTTCTGATAAGTATCAGACTGATCATCATCCGCAGCAGGATCAAAATTAAACTCCGGCAAATTTATGGACAGAGAAAACTCCTGACCAGGTTGCAAAATAGCTGACTTTGAACTCTTAATAGACCACAAATCATTAAACTCATGGCAATCAGTAGGATAAATCAAAGGCGACACAATTGTAGAATTGGTCTCATCTGCACAAGATGCAGCAATAGCAGTCTCAGGAGGGATATTAGTATCCGTCTTCGCCAAACAAAAGTAAACGGTAGCCCGACAAGGAACTGAATAATTATTCCTTGCATAAATCTTAGCAAACGATTTCGTAAAACGAACTTGTTGCTGGAAAGTAGGAGCCGTAAGATCAACAGTAACCAAAGTACCAGGAACAGCTGGATTAAAATACTTAACAGCGTCAATCACACCGGAAAGTGCGGTTTGCGTATTCAAAGACATCGAAACATAATCACACTCATTGGCAGCAGCAGAAACACACGAAAGATAATCACGACGTTTCTGGGTATACACACCCATCTGGGTATTAACCTGCTGCTTTAAAGCAGACAACTGCTTTTGAAGACTCGGCTTAGCACGAGTCGTTCGGGCCGGCAAACGAGTTTTTCGTTTTGGCCGACGAGCCATGGACTTCTTACCACCAGAAGCATACCGATAAGCACCACCGGCAGCGGCAGTAGCGGCTGCATACGCGGCTTTGTTAGTAACAAACCGCATCGCACCAGTGGCAGCATTTGCAATAGTCCGACGAGCGGCAGCAGTGTACGAATTTCGTCCACGGTAAGGAGCAAACATTATATATTAATCCAGAGAAAAGTTTCTCAAGAATATATAACTATGACACAAGCGACACAAGCGACACAAGCGACACAAGGGGCTGGGGGTAATACTAAACCCCAGCCGTCAAGGCAAAGAAGCCGTAAATGGTCCTTCACTCTTAATAACTATACAGAAGAAGAGTATGACACAATTACACAAGCTTGTAACAACAAAGATTGGAAGTACATCATAGGAAAAGAAGTAGGAGAAAGTGGAACACCACACCTACAAGGCTTCATAGAACATACCAACGCCATAAGCTTCGATCTAATGAAACAGATCTTACCTAGGGCACACATCGAAAAGAGCAAAGGAACGACTCAACAGAATCTAACATACTGCTCCAAAGACAATGACTTCCACACCAACATTAAGGTGGAGGAAACTTATCAAGACAAAATAAATAAATACAACAATGACTTGTTCAAAGACATCACATGGTACGATTGGCAACAAGACATACTAGACATGCTTGAAACCGAACCACACAGAAGAACTATCCACTGGATATGGGATCCCGAAGGAAACAGCGGAAAGTCATTCCTAACAAGATACATTCACTGGAAATTTGACACAATAATAGTGAATGGAAAACAATCAGATGTCTTCAATGGAATCAAAACATACATAGACAAAACACAAAACAGTCCGAAAGCCGTAATCATAGACATACCTAGAACAAACAAAGAATACGTTTGCTACGGCACAATGGAAAAAATAAAGGACGGCCTCATGTACTCAGGCAAATATGAAGGAGGAGTAATCGAATTACTTCCCGTTCACCTAATAGTATTCGCCAACTTCGAACCAGACAAGGAAAAAATGTCAATAGACAGATGGAACATAGTGAACTGCACAAGGTAGGGCACACGTGTTTCGTCAGACTCATTCCTCTTCATTTTTTTCGCATCATATCACACCCAGGGGGTGTGATGCGATCAAATGAATGCGTCATTCGCCTGACCAGGGGGCCACGCATTCTTCAAAAAAGAAAACTACAAGGGGTCGACAGTAATGACCCCACTAGAGAGCATACGAGGCTTGCTCATTAGACAACTGAGATAACTGGAGAGTACCAACAACAGCAACGGGAGAATCTAAAACCTCAAGATACTGAACATTAACACCAGCGGGATACTTAACCGTAT